GAGTCCCAGCAGTGCGTCTTGTCGTCGGTATCGAAGTTCAGCAGGTAGAACGAATGCCCCGATTCCGAGTAGGCGTCCGCGACGGCTGACGTCCGAGCCACATACCCCTGGAACGTCTCCTCGAGCGGATACGTCGAGATGGTCTCGGGGGTGAAGCCGGTGGCCTTGAACACCGCCGTACGCCCGTTCCGGGTCTGGCCGAGCCAGATGATGTTGTTCCCTGACACCTCGGCCGACCATGGCGCCGCGATCCCGAACTCCATGGCGCCGCTCGGATGCGGCTGGAACGGGTTGGACGAGTCCCCCGTGTTGAACCACACCTCCGTCGTGTGCTCCCCGAACAGCCAGATTCCACGCCCCAGAACCTTTAGGGCTTTCCAGCGATCCGAGGCCAGCGTCCGCGCCGCAAAGTCCACGCCCGTGTCCCAGACCGAGCCGTCGTTCAGGTTGGAGAAGTAGAGAGTGGAGTTCGTGACGCTGAGCGCGACGAAGTACCCATCCAGGAACCCCCCGAAGTCCGCGAGGCCGTCCAGGGCAGGGATGTTGACGAGCCCGGTAGGATCGCTCGCAAGCGTGGCGTAGTAGCCGTTCCCGCCCGACGTGACGAACAACTGCCCCCCGGGGCCGTTACAGGAGATCGTCGCCGGGTTGGCGATGCTGTGCGGCGGGTCGAACGACCCCTGCAGCCCCTTGATCCCGGCCTTCTCGAGTTCCCATAGGCCGAGCCCGATCACTGCGAACTCGCGTCCGTTGATGACGTAGTGCGCCCTGCCTGGACCACCTACAAGGTTCGCGTTCGGGTCATCGTCGATCGTGTACAGCAACTCGACGCCCGGGGTCGGGAGCAAGACCTGTTGCGATGAGGCAGTCGGAACCTGCAGTTTCTCGGGATACCAGTTGACGGTCCGCTCCTGGTCAGCCGTGTAGGCCTGGTGGACGTAGCTGCCGCCGAGGAAGGCATCGAAGCGCATCTACCCCTGCGTGATGTCGTAGCCCCGCATCCGCTGGGCCCCCCCGATGAGCGCGCCCGCATCGAATGTCAGGTCCACAAGCCGCTTGTTCGCCCGCTTGATGATGCCCTCGGCCTCCCGAGCCCGCTGCAATAGCATCGGATCGAGCGCTCGCCCATACGTCGAGGTCATCCGCACCGCAAGATTCGTGACCAGGAACTCCTCATACCCCGGAGGCAGGGATATGGACGTGGTAAGGCCCGCAAACTGGGTCACAGCCTGCGGGTGGTATATCACCCCCTCGAGCGTCGCGGACGTCGGCGCCGGCCACAGCTTTAGCGTCCCGAGAGGAAAGGTCGGGTTGTAGTAGTAGCTGACCGGGAGCGTGTCCGTCTGGTCCTTGAACCGGAGCGCCGCCCAGGCGTTCTCGGTCAGTTCGTGCAGCGGGTACTCCGTGTCCGGGGAGGTGGACGTATCCTGGAAGCTGATGTGTTCGATGATGACCGGCCGGGCCACGTTCACGGTCCCGCCCGTCCCCACCGTGTACGTCCCCGTCCCCGAGACGATCGTCCAGGTGGTCCGGGTTACGGTGTAGATGAACAGCCGCTCCGCCGCCTTCTGATCGATGAGGCGGTTGAGCATGGCGAATCCGTCTGCGGCATCGTCAGCGGTGGCCGTCTCTCCCGCCGCCAGAACTCCGATCTCTTTCAGAGCCGTCGTGATGACGTCTCGGACGGTCGCCATGGTTCTGCCTCATTCCGCCTTCTTGCGGCGTGTGTACTTCCGCTTGACTCGCGGCTGCTCCGGGATCTCCGCCAGGTGCTCTCCGGCCTCGGCTGCGATCTGGGCGGCTTCGCGCTTCGCCTTCTCGCTCATGCCGCGGTCCTCATAGTTCCGCTCCGCGGCGCCGGTCGAGATGACACGATCTACCCGCAGAACATGCTCGATCGCCTCGGTCGGGGACTCGCGCCAGCCGCCCTCGAGCGCCTTCTGCATCTCGGCTTCACTGTTCACGATGCGCTGGCAGTTCTCTGTGAAGCGGCGCGCCGACTCCATGTGCATCTCGTACTCTTTGGGGTTCATGTACTCGGCAGCGTCCGGAGGCGCCGCCATGCACTTCACCGCCCCCATGTAGTGATCGGCCTTGTAGAGCATCTTGGGGAACGGACGGTACTTGTACGGGTTCCCAGGCGTCTGGCCGAACCGCGACGGGAACTGCTCGTACCTCTCCATCTCCCGTGCGTAGGGAGTGTTCGGAATGATTGCGATCCCCGGCTCCTGGTTGTAGAGCCGGTCCTGCTCCTGGTTCTTCGGCTTGTGCAGCGCCTCATCGCTCATGGCTACCCCTCAGCTCCAACGGCATCGCCGTTCGCTTTGTCCGGCAACGGGCCCAATGCCCAGTCCGGTCTCGGAGACTCTTCTTCTTCGGCCCGAATCAGATCCACAACCTCGGGAGGTGGAACCGCCAAATCGGGCGGCTTCTCCCCTACCGGCACCGGCTCCGGACCCTGCGGCCACTTCTTGATCTGGTAGGCAGGCAAGAGCACCCCCGTCGCTTCGTCGTGAGACTCATACCCATAGAGCCCGACCGGCTCTTTGAGCAACGTACACTGCTCGGGAAGGACGACTCGGACGCCTGCTTGCTCGAGCCGGCCGATCCAGTATTCACAGGCCCCGCGCTGGAGCATGTACTCCGAGCGGGTGCCGTAGTTGATGCCCCAGAGGCCAACCGTGCTCACCCCTTCCGTCAGAGCCAGCGCCACCATCCAGGCGACGTGGTTCGTGAAGTAGGGTCTGGCGCCGGCGAACTCCTGCAGGATCCGACCCTTCGGATACCGCAGGCTCGCGGGGACGTCGGGATAGACGTCCTGCATGTAGATCGGGACGGTGTTCTTGGCGAGCCAGCGGGTGTACTTGTCCTTCTTCATCCCTCGGGACCAGCACGACGGCGGATGGAGGTCGAAGTAGCGATCCATCGCCCGGCCATACCAACTGCGGGCGCTCGAATGCCCCCAGAGCTCCCACGACGGGTCGTCCCATGGAGCGTCCACGAGCGACGCGCTGTGAGAGCCACAGAGGCCGATCTTGCGGTTTTTGAGGACGACTCCCCGTGGCGAGGGATTCGGATTCGCCACGGGGAGCTTGAAACGAACAGCCATTACGAGCTGACTGCCGTCGCTTCGCCGTACAGCTTGATGAACGGGTAGTTCAGCCAGACGGGGTATGCGACTCCGGTGGCCGAAGTAGCCGACGTGGTGGCCGTGGTCGCAGCGCCGACGATGAACATCCCCTGGATGACGTTCTGGGCCGTTCCACCCACACCGACCGCCGAGGTGAACGAGGACCGCGAGGTCGCCGCCATCCCGACCGAGGGCGTGGAAGCCGCCGTGGCCGCGAGGGCCAGGCGGGTGGACGTGCCAGACGAATCGCCCAGAGTGTCCTGTGCGAAGGCGTTGTAGCCGTAGATCTGCGCCCAGGCGTACTGGTCAGACGAACCCGGCTCGACCAGCAGGCCCACCGATCCCTGATCCCCGACCGCCAGAGGGGCTGCAGTGAACAGCCCGTCCGTGGAGATCCGAACGGTGGTCCCTGAGTAGCAGACCTGCGTCAGCTCGACCATGACGTACTCGTTCCCGGCGCCGTCGCGGGCACGCTGACCGGGCAGCAGGTAGTCGGGATACACCCCGGCGTCACCCACGAGAGCGGTCAGAGAGTCCTTGATGGCCTTGAACGCGTTGGTCGAACCGATGTACACGAGAGTGCCAGACGCATGTTGCCGCGCCTTGGTGCCGTTGACCCCACGCATGACCCGGACTCGTCCGGATACGGGGATCTCCTGAACCTTGAAGCACTCGCCTCGGACGACGAGCAGGTCGCCGACCGAGATGTTGGTGGTTGCGGCCACCGTGAAGTCCTGCGTCGAAGCGGTGAGCGCCTCGCTCAGGGTCGTTGTGTTGAGGATGTTGACTGCCATGGTCCCCTCCTAGCTGACAACCCGGCAAGCCATCCGTTCCTGGATGGGAGCCGAGCCGAAGAGGATGTCGAGGCGGTTCAGGTTCTGGTCCGTGGTGATCTGGAACTGCTCCACGTACCGCATCGCAACGTTGATCTGCTTCGAGTTGACCCTCGTTCCGCGAGCCCCACCGTTCGGCATCACGAGGTCAGCCATGACCGACGCGAACGCCTGCGGGTGGAAAACCAGGTTCTGTCCGGACACCGTAGCGGCCTGCGTGCCGCCAGGTGCCATCGACCAGAACGTAACCGCCGCATTGTCAGCAGGACCGGCCGTGACGTTCTGGAGCGCGCCAGAGGTCACGATCGCCGGGCTGATCGGGAGCGTGACCGCTCCCGCGGTGTCCGAGATGTTCGCAGTCAGGACGAACTGATGCAGCGCACCCGTGGACTCCTTGCTGACCGGATTGACCGCGTAGACGCCCGCAAGGGTCACGATGTCACCCTTGACGAGCGAGGTGGCGCCGGAGCCCCAACCGTCAGTGACGATGCTCGAGCCGGTCTGGCTGGCACCGTTGACGAGAGGAGTAGACGCCGTGGTTGCGGCACCAGACGTGAAGCGCGGGGTGTTCTGGTCGGTGAACCACTTGCTGATCCCGAGCTGCTCGTCTGCGAACTGACCCTTGCTCCAGTTCTCGCCGATCTTCGATCCCGGATGAAACACCGTCGAGGTCGAGCTGGAGATGGTCGCGTTGGACAGTGGCGTCAGAACGGCAACGAGGCCGTTGTCCGGACCAGCGAAGTCCAGGATCTTGACCACCGCCTGCAGGTACGTCAGGGCCGCATTCGGAACCGTGCCGAGCGTACCGACTGCGTTGTAGACCGACTTGTACACGTCCGCGAGCGAAACCCGGTCGTACGTGCTCGCCAGATGCTCTGCGGCGGGCTGCACGTAACGCTGACGGATCTCGTCCAGGTCGGTGGTCGCCTGCGTCGAGGACCAGCCGAACCCGACGTGCCGGCGCCGGTTGAGGATCACGTTTACGGTCCGATCGAGGAGGTTCTGGATCTGCAGTTCCTCTCCCTCGGACACTTCGTACAGTTGCGGCAGACGCACCCTTACGGTGTCGCCCACCTTGGCTCCTGACTGGACGAACTCGTCGGAATACCGGCGGTCGAACTGCGCCACTCCCCGAAGGGAGTTGACGAAGTACATCGCCGTCTCCATGGTTACCCAGTCAGAGTTGACGATGGTGTTCGCCATACTCAAACTCCGCGTGTCGTCGCCCGTCTATCGCTTGACTCTGTGTTGCTTGTTCCAGACGCGGGCATACTCGTCGAGGGACATCCCCTCGCGGTATGTGTCCGAGTCAGCGACGTAAGGCGCTCCCGCAACAGGCTTCACGGGGGGGGCTGCCTTTGAGACTTCTTCTTTCGGACTAGAGTCGGCGCCTGTGGTTGCAGCTTCTAGCCGGGTCACGAGTCTTGCCACCTCGAACGTGACCTGTCGAGGCGTTGACAGCGCGGCAATACGCTGGAGTTCGTCTGGGTGCTCGTGGAGATGCAGCGCCAGACTCCGAGCAGTGTCTGGGCTGAATACGATCTCGTTCGCAAGCCAGTTCTCACCCGTCTCTTTCTCGCCTGGCTTGAGATTGAACGTGGAACGAAGCCGGCCGATTGTGTCCTTGGTCTGATCCAAGGCCTCATGGCCCATCGCTTCGTAGAACTTGTCGAAGGCACCGCGGATCTGCTTCTCCGTGTGATCCAGCGTTTCCTTCTTCTTCAGGTCTTCGACAACCTGTTCGCGGTTGAACTCATCGCGGGCGTCCAGGTATGCCTCGTAAGAGTCATAGTCGTCCGCGACTGGCTTCCCGCGCTTCTCGGGCTGAGTCGGCGTGTCGGCTGCTTTGTCAGCCACCGGGCCGCGCTTGATCGACTCGACCTCCGACCGAAGGGACTGGATCTCGGCGGCTAGCCGTTCCTTCTCGGCACGCTCCGTCGCAAGGGCCTTCTTCGCCTCGGACTCCTTGCGCGTGGCCTCGAGCATCCGAGCTCGCGGATCGTCGCGGGGCTTGCCCAGGGGTTTCTCAGGCTCCGGCTCCTCGCCTTCGGGCGCCGCTTCGGCCTTCTCATCGGCCTTGGCTTGCTTCTTGGCCGCTTTCGCATCGGCGGCGCGCTTCTCGGCTGCAGCCTTCCCGCCGGCTTTGCCTAGATCAGCCGCCGCCTTGGAAAGATCAGGCTCATCGTCGTCCTTCTCCTCCGGCTTCGCCTTCTGATCCTCGGGAGTGAGGCGCTCTTCGATCTGCTCTTTCGTGTCGCCCGAATTGGACTGTACGGTCCAAGCCCCTACCTGTGCCGTAACGACCCCAGAGGGCTCGCTAGCCATTGGTCTGAATTCTAGAACTTGAGTACGTCATTGTCAATCACCTTCGCTGAGCGGTAGGTCCGCACTTCCCTTGAATTCGATGTCCGGAGGCTCCATCGCCTTCATCGTCGCGTCGTGCGTCTGGTCAACAGCCTGAGTCCGGAGCGCATGCTGCCGATCTGCAGCCTTCTGCATCGCCTCAAACTGGATCTTCATCTGCGTGATCGCAAGCTCGACCTCGGCCTTGAGTTGGGCGATGTCCTTCTGCGCCTGCGTCTGGACAGCCGTCTTCTCCTGGCTGGACTGAGCGTCGATCTGGGCCTTCTGAACCTGCGCCTGCTGCTTCGCCTGCTCCGTCTCGATCATCTGGGCAGCACCCTTGAGTTGCTGCTGTAGCTGCTGAATCTCCTGCTGAGCCTGCTGCAACTGCGCCTGGAGTTGCTCCGGGCTCCCCTGCACTTCCTCGTCCAAGCCGGGAATCTGCTTGTCCCGCACCTTCTTCAGAACCTTGGCAATCTCCTTGGACCCCGGGAAGTCCCGGAACCGGAAGTACGTCGCGCCGAGCAGTGGCATCAAGTTCGGCTGCGCCTGCAACACGTCCCCGATCTCAGACTGGCCCTCCTGCAGTCGCGTCTGGTAGGACTTCCCGACGCTCACGCTGATCGCGTACTTCCCCTTCGTCAGGTCGTAGGCTTTCACGTTCGGCGGGGGGGGCATGCCAGGCGGAATCATCTGGGGACGCCCGTCCTGGCCCGGGACGAAGGGCTTGTTCAGCATGACCATCTTCGGCTCGTCCTCGGAGCCCAGGATTTGCGTGACCCGCCCCGGCCGGTCATAGATCGGCGCCATGAGGT